CGGGAGACTCTTTATCTTCTACTACTTTTATAGTATAGTTTTTATAGTAGAATAAATTATTATCACTTCCTCCTCCTGCGGATAAAGCTAGGTTAGAGGGAAGATTAATAATACCTGCTAGTATCCTGTTTCGATCATCTTCGTTTAAATCTTCAACACAGGAAGCTAGTTTAATATCTATACTCTTAAGCTTTTCTAATAATGGATCTACCTTGTCTACAGTTATTGAAGTTAGACCTCTAATAGCGCTTATATCTTTTTTTAGCATTTCTAATATCAAACAAGATAGTCTTAAAAGTTCTGCATATCTGTTCTGAGCTCCTATTGGTATAGAAAATACTACACCACCGGCAGGACCGGGAGGAGTACCTATAGTAGTAGGTATTGGAATTGTTTTTAAAACTTCTACAACCGTACTAGCAGCTTGAACTGGAGGTTCTAAGTTATCTGCTACTTTATTTATAGGTTCTATTTTTTTCTGTAGGCTTTGTATCAAGTCTACTAAATTGTCTCTTACTTTTAAAATACGTTCAATCTCTTCTACAGGAGGACATACTTGTCCTAAAAGTTGCTCTACTATCTTATTTATTTCTTCATTTACTTTCTTTATGACATACGCTTCTGCTTTACCTAGCATTTTTGCTATAAAGTTAGTTAATTGCGAAGGGGGTATACTACAAGGCATTATTCAACAAATATTTTTTTAGATTTAAGAGTACTTCCTCCAGAGGGATTAATTTGATTTAAAAGACCTTTCAATACTTCTTTTGTTACTATTCCTTCTTTATTTGCTATAGGTATTGGATGTCCTTTGATAGTTTTTGCGCTTCCTATAGCTGACGCTAATGAAATAAGTTGAGTAAGAACATCTTGAAGGTATGCTTCTAGTCTATGTCCTAATACTATTGGTTGTTTACTAGCTCCAGAATTAGTTCTTGCTTTAGTTCCTAAATACATTTTAGGTGCATCTAAACATAAATAATCAGAACCATCAATATTAACTGAATCTGAGTTTATACCTATAGAGTTTACGCTTGATAATAAGATATCGTCTTTTTTAGCGTTCAAAGTTATACGGTCACTATTAAGAAGTAGCTGAGGGTGTTCGTAGTTATTTGAGCTGTCTGGTATATTGTCGTATGTTTCTCTTTTATCATTAGCAAGAGTAAGAGGGATTATATGATTAGTTGTCATATATATCGAACTATGATCGGTATTTATATCTTCAAAAATAGGATTAAATCCATTTTCAACTTCTTTTTGCCCAGCTCTTAATATAAGTATAGGTTTATTAATATTATCTTCATCAGACCAAGGAGAGTCTTCTAGTACGCCTCCTCCTAATCTAATAGACTGACCTAACCTACCTTGAATGATAGTATCACCCGGCGTTATCTGTAACGGAGCAAATTTATCTGATTCTAATATACCCTTTCCTAAATCAACTGATGGGTCTGCTGCTGCAGGTGGAAATGCTCCGTGATGTGGATTATTCCATAATGAGTATATAGTAATATAGTATTTTCTAAGTGAACCTGAGGATTTATCTGCATTCTGTCCTGGTCCGTCAATAAGTAAAACTATTTCGTTTTTTAGTGGGATAGTAAGGTTCCCTATATTAAGTGGGAATGCTACACCTTCGCTTACTGTTTCTTGCTCTTTTGTATCTGCTGAAGTAGAGTTAACGTCTCTGTATAGAATAGCGCCCATAGAACTAGGACCGCCGTATGTGTCCCAATTAGGGTGGTTTTTGTCCAGTATAACATCTACTACCCTAACCGGGCTTGTAGAGTTACGAGGATCTATAGCAGAACCGTTTCTGGGTATATCTACCGATGGTTCTGTTCTAAAGTTATAGTCTAAAAAACTCATTCTTCGTCTTCTATATCGTCAGATTTATTACTAATCTCTTCTTTTACTTCTTCTGATTCTTCCAACAGATCAGCAAGTTCTGATAGGTCAAACATTTCACCGTCTCCGCCTTTAGCAGATATTGCTTCTAACCTTTGTATTACTTGAGCTAGTTTAATTAGGTGTTCATCGTTTTTCACACCGATTTCCATATACTCTTTAATCATAGGTACTATCAAAGTAGCATCTCCTATGTTTTCAATTAGAGGTTTTAATTCACCGATTAGTGCTTTTACTTGTCCTTTAGTTTCTTTAGAGTTGTCGTAAATCTCACCAAATAGATCAGATAAAGATTTTCCTTTAAATATTTCTTTATTACTATCCATAATAGGTCTTTTACTTATAAATAGATTTAAAGTGCCTTTGTGCGAATAAGACCTTGAGTATTATACTGATTGTATGAAATATAAAATTCTTCTTTAAGTTTATTAACTACTTTTGTAAGGTGAGGAGTTTCACAATCTGTCATCTCTCTTATGTAGATGTACAAAGCTTTTTTCTTAAATATATCTAAATCCTGTCTTGTCCTAAAGATGGTTAATATAGCATCTGCTATTCTTCTTTCACTTTCTTTTGGAAATAACTCTTCCAACACTAGGTACATTTCACCAACATACCTATCTAAAAACTGTCCTAATGTTATAGAACCTTCTTCATCTACATTGAACTTACTTTCATACCCATCGTACATTTCATCGAAAGTTCCTATCTTTTTTAGGTTCTTATAATTCTTATTATTGTAATTTATCAACCATCTCTTAACAATAGTACCAAAATAAGAGTAAGCCTTAGCGCCATTAGTAGGATCAAACTTCATGATCTTCTCTTCTAATAACATTGAGACTATTTCGTGCTTTAAATCCTCTATCTTATCTACATCTGTGTAGTAGAACTTAAAGGTATGAATAATATTTTCTGCTAATTTATAAAAAGGATAGTAAATATGCTCTGTAAAGATGCTATTTCTATAAGTGTTATCCTCTGATTCGTTGTATTTAACTATATACTCTTCTGTTTCTTTTGTAAAGTAATTAGCTTTGCTCTTCTTTCTTGCCATAATTCTGGGGGAGCATGTATCGGTCTAGCTCTTTTTGTACTAGTTGTATTTGTTTAAAAAAGTAACCGACCTCATCATCTGATTGAAAGACCCCTCCTTCATCAAGCTTATTAAGGTGCTTTTTAGAATCCCCTATTAAATTAGAGATATTCTGAAGGTACTGTGTTTGATCTACAGTAACATCTTCGTATTTCTCTACTTTTAACAGTAGGTTTCTTATAATATAAGATAAAATAATTATAATTCCAACTAAAATTCCGGAAATTATGTAAAGTGTAGTGGGATGTATGTCCATTTATAAGTTTTTTAACATATTTGTAAGGCCTTCTGAGGAGTTTACTCGTTTTCCTGTGGAAGACTTAGTTTTTTGTGCTTTTGGAGTGGTAGAGCCACCATTAGCTAGCCATTTATCATATTCTACCTTAGAAGCTAAGAAGTCTGCTGAGTGTAGTATGTTAACTATTGATGTTTTCATCCTAGCATTAGGTTGATGAGTAAAGAAGTAAGGTTTATTAGCGTCGGAAAACACACCATCGTGTAGTTTTATAGCTAAATACTCATTTTTAGTGGTTTTAATACCATATTCCTGTAAAGTAAACAGAGATCTGTCTGGAACTAGCATAAAGTCAAGTTCTCCGTTAGGAGTATACATCTCATGTAACTTATCTTGCCTCCATTTATCAGTCTGAGGTATATATGAGGCGTTATCTTTATCGCCTATCTTACCTAAGTCATGGAAAATAGCAGAAAATACCAACTCCTCTTCAGTAAAGTCAATAGTTCCACCCATCTCCTTGTATAGTTTCATCTGTTTGATAGAATATTCAACTACTCTATTAACATGATCTACATATCCTCCGGCAAAAGCATTATGATACCAAGATTTACCACTAGCAGGTGCCATAACATAGGTACCTTCGAGGTCATTTAACATAGATTTAATAGATTCACCTCGATCACCAATGTAGTGATCAATAATCTTTAAATGTTTTTCGTAGTTCTTGGCAATTTGTTCTGCTGTCAATGACATATAGTATTCCTTTTTAATAACTAATTAATAATATCATATATAATTATATATCTATATATAAAAATATAATAAAATATAAATAAATAATAATTTATCTATTATATATTATTGAAGATAATAAAAATATGGCAGAAAGGCAACTAATTTCTAAAATATTTCTTTTTTTCTTCATTTCTCCATTTAGCCTGACTGGGATATCTTACAAAATACACATTTACATCGGCTTGAAACCTATATTTTGTGAAAAATACTGTCTTTTCCGACATAAATCTAAATTCTGAGAAGTACCAATGACCTTTATTCCCTTTTGCTCGGTGTGGATAAGGTGCAATATATACCAAAACGTCGGCTTGGTTAGGATAATTTACTTCACAAACCTTAACATCGGCTTGAAAAGCATGATCTACAACATATAACCTTTGTCCATACGTACTAAATGCAAAAAGGAGGGAAAGGAGGGTGATTATTCGTTTCATATATTCGATTTAGCGTAGCCGCCGCGCGAAACGCGCGCAAGTTGCCCCGCGATTTAGTCTTCTTTAGGGTTATAACGTTTACCTATTCTTTCTATAACGGCTTTAGCCTCATCTACGGTTACTCGGAAGAACTCTCTATTCTTATTTACTCTATATGAGTCAAGGTATCCGTGTACTTCTTGCTCTAAGTCGTGACCATTGTAACAAGGGTAAGCGTATTCTACTATAAAGTCTTGAGCAACACCGGTAGCAGCATTGATTTGCTTGGCTCTCTTATCAGGCATGTTTTTTGTAAAACCAATCTTACATAGACCAGGCATAGTATCATTAGTAAGTACATATACGTATTGTTTATCAGAATTAGGCTTATATTGTAGCGTTCTGGATCTATTTGTATAGTACGTTACTGATTCCCAACCCTCTTCTGCAGAGTACTGCGTACTAAGACTGGGAGTTAAGGTAAAGTAAGCGGGATCGGCTCCGGTGAAATCATCAGAGACTTTGATAAACTGTTGAGCTTCTTCTATTGATATTCTTTTTAAACCCATATAACCTTTATTTACTATAAAGATAAGAAAAATAAGTCAGGGAGGCAACTATTTAATAAGGTTTTTCGCCTCTTCTAATACTAACATTTGTATATATTCTACTATTCTTTGACATTTCTCATATTGTTCTATGGATTCAAAGTAGTTTAGTAGTTCACTTAATGCTTCTCCCACTTGTTTCTTTTCAAATGAATCACCTATCTTGTATATATTCTCTATAGAGTTAAGTTTTATACGTAGTAGGTACTTATAGAGTTTATTATAGTACTTGTATTTTATAGTAGGTTCTACTCTTTTGAACTCTTTAGGATAGTTCTTTAAGTACATAAGGCACATTAACTGATAATTCTCAAGACCCCTCATAACCATATTCATAAGAACGAATGGATTTTTGAGAGCT